TGATTTCATGTTGTCGTTCGTTAGTTTCATTTTCTGCTGAAATCGGAAAAGATTCAGGAAGTAATTTAAAGAGCTTTGCATCGGCATTATCTGATTTCTCGAACCAGATGTCAAAAGTTGATACAAGCGGTTTATCTTCATTCTCAAAACAGATGAAGACAATTGGCGATTCAGGTGTGAACGCATTACTTACTTCATTCAAAGGTGCTTCTGCTAAAGCTACGGAGGCAGGCTCATCAGTGGCTAAAGCAGTTAGTAGTGGCTTTTCAAAGAATGCATCGTCATTCACTAAAGCTGTTACAGGTGTATTGAATAAAATGATACAAACCATAAAGGGATATAGTTCAAAAGCGTCATCTGCTATGAAAGCTGTAGCTGCTGGTATGGCCGATGGAGTTATATCTGGTAAAAGCATGATCGTGAATAACGTCAAAAATGCAGTTAAGGCTGGAGTTACAGAGGCTAGAAGTTATAGAGACGCATTTTATGGAGCTGGTGCTTATCTTGTAAGGGGACTTGCTAACGGTATAAGTGACAATGACTATATTGTTAAAGCAAAAGCAAAAGCTATGGCAAAAGCCGCTACAAGAGCCGCTCAGAAGGAACTTGATGAGCATTCACCATCTAAAGTATTTTACAAAATAGGTAAATACATTCCTATGGGAATGGTTAAAGGTATTGACGCGTATGCTTCACAGGCTAAAGATTCATCTAAATCAATGGCTAGGTCAGCTGTTGACGGAGCATCATATGCCTTGGCAGCGCTCACTGATATGATAAATGGCGACATTGATATGTCTCCGACTATTAGACCAGTCGTGGATATGAGCAGTGTTAATGCAAGTGCAAGAGACATGAATCAATTGCTTGGCGGTAATATAAATTTAGGCTTAAGCGCTCAGTTAAATGCCATTAATGCAAGAATGCGTTCACGCAATCAAAATAGTGGTAATGCTGATGTAATTTCTGCAATCGCAGGATTACGTAAAGAAATCTCTGGAATCAGCAAACCAACTTACCAGATAGACGGAATAACATATGACAATAATTCAAGTATTTCAAGCGCTATTGAAACACTTGTAGGCGCAGTAATAACAGAAAGGAGAATCTAACATGCCAGCAGTATCAAATTTAAAAGTTTCGTTGGAAACCGGAACAACTGGCACATACTTTGCGACATGGGACTTCAATGAATGGACTAAATCCACAGTAGTCACTGGCACTGCGATGGGTGTTGGTTCTCTCGTTTCAATAGCATCGAATGCAACTTATTATAATGGCCAGCATATGCCCGATTGGGTAAAAAATGATAAATGGTACATTAAGCAAATAACCGGTGACCGTGCTGTAATTGATAAAAACGAGTCTGGTTCTCATAGCATTAATTCACCGGTTAATGTTGCATATTTATCAGGCGGAACACAACAAACTTCTGTTGTTGACGTAAAAACGCTCGATCATTATGCCACAGAGTGGGATTACAATACTGGCGATGGTATTTGGTTTGTTGGTCAAAAAGGGGATACAACTGACAAATATATATCATACAATGCACCTTCCAATGCATTAGTAGTACGTTGCTGGATACTCCCGGTTTCAACATCTCATGATGTAAATGGCACTTCAACTGCATATTGGACAGGTTCATGGGTATATACAGACCATTCTCCAGCTGGAGACCCGCCTCCAAAGATGAGCACACCTTCTGTTGAAATAAAAAAGTATTCGTTAACTGCGTCATTAACAAATATTGGCGATTACAATGAAAATGGAGATTATAACAAAGTTGACGAATTACTATTTGAAATATATAAAGATGATGTACTTTACAAAACCGGAACAGTAACCGTGAGATTGGCTCAAGGCGCTTTCACTTGTAATGTCGAAGCAGGAAGTGAATATATGGCTCGAGTTAAAGCTATAAATGATTATTATGGCACTCAAATAGACGGTCCTTGGTCAGATTTCTCAAGTAAGGTAGGAACGATACCGGCTGCACCAGCTGGAATAGATCAATGCCGAGCAACATCTAAGACCTCAATCATGATCTCATGGTCGGCGGTTAAAAGTGCGACATCTTATGATATTGAGTATGCAACAAAGAAATCATATTTCGATATTACGGACAAGACAAGTACAAAAACTGGAATCACAAAGACACAGTTTGAATTTGTAGGTCTTGATAGCGGAAGCGAGTATTTCTTTAGAGTTCGTGCGGTCAACGATAAGGGTGAATCTGATTGGACTGCTATATCTTCTGTTGTAATAGGAACAAAACCAGCCGTGCCTACGACATGGTCATCAGCATCTACTGTAGTTACAGGTGAACCATTGAAGCTATATTGGGTTCATAATTCAGAAGATGGCTCAAGATGGAAGTATGCAGAACTGAATATTCTAGTTAACGGTAAAAAATTAACAACTAATCCAGATCCATTTAAAAACACTCAGGCGGAGGATGATAAAGATGTTACTCCATCGTATTCAATCGATACAAGTATATATTCTGAGGGAACAGTTATAGATTGGTGCGCAAGAACATGCGGCGTAACGCTAGAATACGGCGATTGGTCTGTAGTTAGAAGAATAAATGTTTATGCACCGCCTACATTGTCGCTCAGTATACGCAATAAGGATAACAATCCAACATCAGTTATCCAGCAGTTTCCGTTTTATATTTATGGATTACCGGGACCTAAAACTCAGGCACCAGTAAGCTATCATGTATCTATAGCAGCTGCAAATAATTATACAACAGTAGACCAAATTGGGCAGACAAAAGTTGTAAATGCTGGTGAAGAAGTATATTTCAAAAACTTTGACACTGGCGAAGCATTACTCGTTGAGATGTCAGCACATAACATAGACCTTGAAAATAATCAGGATTACACGGTTACAGTAGTAGTATCTATGAACTCGGGTCTTACCGCTACAGCCTCAGCAACCATATCTGTTAACTGGACAGAACGTAAGTATGAGCCAGATGCTGAGATTGGTATAGATGAAAATTCATATTCTGCATTTGTCAGGCCATATTGTACAGATTCAAATGGCGATCCAGCATCAGGAGTAACATTGGCTGTTTACAGAAGAACTTACGATGGCGACTTTGTTAAGATTGCCGACCAAATAGAATGCAACAGGAATATTCATGTAACTGACCCACATCCAGCATTGGATTATGCTAGATACAGAATCATAGCAACAGAAGAATCTACCGGAGCAGTGAGCTTTTATGACCCACCTGGCTATCCTATAAATGGTGATTATATTATTCTGCAATGGGATGAAGAATGGTCAAGCTTTGACACTAATAACAGTGATACAATGGTAAACCCACCGTGGGCAGGTTCACTGCTTAAATTGCTTTATAATGCAGATGTATCAGAATCAACTGACCCAGATGTTGAGTTAGTTGAATATATTGGGCGTAAAAACCCAGTTTCGTATTACGGAACACAAATAGGAACATCCGCAACATGGAATGTAGATGTTCTTAAAACAGACAAAGAAACAATTTATCAGTTACGTCGTATACAAAGATGGATGGGCGACGTGTATGTAAGGGAACCATCTGGTGTTGGCTTTTGGGCTAATATAAAGGTAAGCTTTTCACAGAAACATACGGAAAAGCTGGTTCCTGTAACACTAACAATAACTAGAGTAGAAGGAGATATGTAAGATGACAGACTGGAGTAAGTCTATGACACAGACATTCGAGTACTATACGGTTAATCCAAATACTTGGAAAGACGTAGACTTACTCACAAATGTCAAATCAGCTACTATATCAAGAGATTCAACAGCAGAAACACTCGGCTCGGCAAACTTTGATATAGATGACGATATAGGGGAATGCTACATTAGAGCATATCTCAAAGTTGTTCAAAATGGGATTACAGAACGTATACCTCTTGGAACATTCCTTTTACAAACGCAAAGTTCTACGTTCAATGGTAAGCGAGAGACAAGATCAATAAATGCTTACACACCTTTAATAGAGTTGAAAGAGAATCCACCAGATTTAGGTTATACTATATTTAAAGGTGAGAACATAATGGACAATGCAAAAATATTAATCAGAGAACATACGAGAGCCCCGGTTGTACCGGTTAGTAGTGGAATCACTTTATACAGTGATTTTGTTGCTAATTCGGACGACACCTGGCTCTCGTTTCTTTCTGATTTAATTGGAAACGCAAAATATGGATTCGGCTTAGATGAGCTAGGCCAAATTCTTTTCTTACCGAAGCAAGATAATCAGGCATTGCAACCGGTGTGGACGTTTACATCAGACAATGCCTCTATATTGCATCCGGGTATGCAGATGGAAAGAGATTTATACGGCATACCGAATGTCTTGCAGGTGATATATACAAAGAACAATGAACATTACGAGACTACAGTAAAAAACACTGATTCAAACAGTCCTGTATCTATTCAAAATAGGGGTAGAGAGATTACAAAAAGAATCACAGACCCTGATATAGGAGGCACTCCAACCAAAGAGATGATAGATGATTATGCTAAGGCTCAGCTTAAGACGCTTTCTACATTGACATACACAATAAGTTATACACATGGATATTGCCCAGCACGAGTTGGAGACTGTGTCAGGTTTATGTATCCGGAAGCAGGATTAAAAGATGTTAAAGCTAAGGTGATTAGTCAGTCTATATCTTGCACTTGGTCCTATGTCAAGATTTAGTACAAGTTAAAATGAGAAATTTCTCCCCATTTTAACCTGCCAGAAGCTCAGCCTCAGTGTTCGTTCTTTCA